TGGCACAGCCAGAGGCACGGCCAGAGGCACAGCCAGAGGCACAGCCAGAGGCACAGCCAGAGGCACAGCCAGAGGCAGAGGCACAGCCACAGCCAGAGGCACAGCCCCAAACAGACCCACAACTAATAGAAGATGTTATTTCGGGTTTACATAATGCAGGATTTAAGAAAAGGGATGCTAGAGCAACCGTACTTAGAGTTTGCGAAAAAGAGGTCTTTGAAGATCATCAGTCTTTGATTGAGGCTGCATTAGACAAGTCCAACCTATAATTGTGTATAATAAGGTGAAGCTATGAATAGATTAAAAGGAATGACCGCATATTTATGTGGTGCTATGGACAGGGTGGAAGATGGTGGCGTAGTGTGGAGAGACTATATCACACCTAAATTACAGGAACTTGGTGTTGGTGTTTTCAACCCATGCAATAAACCCAGCGACTACGCTCCAGAAGATGAGGACACTAGGGCGTTGATTAGCTCTCTAAAGAGATCAGGAAAGTATGATGAAGTTTCTTCTGTTATGAAACCCATTTGTGCTGTTGATTTACGAATGGTTGATATAGCGCACTTCATCATAATGAACTTAGACGTAGAAAGCCATTTATGCGGTTCTTACCATGAAGCGTTCGTTGCTATAGGGCAAAAGAAGCCTGTCGTAGTGATGTGCAAACAAGGTAAGGAGAATCTTCCAAACTGGATGTTTGGGGTTGTGCCACACCAAATGGTTTTTGCAAACTGGAGCGAAACTCTTGAGTATTTGTATCATATCAATGAAGATAAAGATGTAAAACACTTGAATCGCTGGCGATTTTTCGACTTTAATAAGGTATACGGTAATGATACATCTGCAATTCGACCGCAGGAACTTTATGAAGGTAGGAGGAATTAGTGCTGGACTAAGTACAATTGGCTTAACAGACATACAGGGGGCAGAGGCTCCCGTTTGTTTATTGCCCAACGACAAGTCTGTGATTTGGGTATGGCTTGGTGGCGGGGCAACACAAGTAGAAACATTCGACCCTAAACCAGACGCTCCAGATAATGTAAGAGCAGTTAATGGTTGGGTTAAAACGGCTGGTGGATACCATATCGGTGCTGACTGGTCTAATCTTGCAGGCGTTGGCGACAAAATAAATGTCGTTCGTTCTTTCGCTCATGGCAATGCTAGTCATAGAACTGGCACTCATTGGGTAATGACTGGCTACAATAGCACAGACAACACCCCTCAATCGCCATCGTATAACCCTTCTCATGGTTCTATAGCCGCTAGTGCTTATGGAACCAATAACCCCATTACGGGGATGCCAGCCTATGTGCGGGTTAATAACATCACTTATGATGGCGGGGCTTGGCTTGGTTCTGACTATAAGCCCTATGACGCTACTGGCGAAGGCGTTAAGAATCTCCAACTAAAAATAGACAAGGATCATTTTCTTGGTCGTCAAGATTTATTGAACAGCCTCGATAGGCTCAAGGGTGACTCTGGACTTCGTAATCAGTCTTATGATATGCTTCTTGGAAACATCGCTAGTGCTTTTGATGTAAAGAAAGAAGATCCCAAGACTATGGAAACATACGGCAAGGGTATCGGTGAGCAATTGCTATTAGCTCGTCGTTTAGCCGAAAGAGGAACCAAATTTATCACTGTTCAATATGGTGGTTGGGACATGCATGGAAATATATCTGGCGCTCTGAAAGGCAGGGTTCCACCAATTGACAAGGCTTTAACTGCTCTTATAAATGATATTCATAATAAAGGGTTGAATAAAAATGTCCTACTTATTGTTACTGGTGAGTTTGGTCGTACTTATAAAATTAATGTATCGGCTGGCAGAGATCACTGGCCTCGACTCTCGCCGCTAATGATTTCTGGTGGTGATTTTGATATGGGATATGCTATTGGTGAATCTACGAGTAAAGCGGAAGAACCAAAGACAAGCCCATTTAATCCCCAAAATCTTACTGCAACTTTATTGAAGCATTTTGGTATAGATCAACACACCCAGCGTCTTGATATGGGTGGAAGGCCAAGATACTTCCTAGAAGTTGGCACTCAATCAATACTATAACATAATCCTAGAAGGGGATTCAACACGTTCCTCCCCTTCTTTCCCGCTTTGTTTTAAAGGCTCTAACCGAGTGAATTAAAAGAAAATGCCAGCACCAAAAAAGAACGAAATACAAAAAGATTTCATTTCAAGATGCATGTCTAGCGAAGAGTCTAAGAGAAGTTTTCCAGACTCTAAACAAAGGGTTGCATTTTGTCACAGTCAGTGGAGAAACAAAAATAAATCTCACATACTAAACAGAACAGAAGAAATTTATTCAGAAGAAAAGTCTGGCGCAAGTAAGTATAAATGTCCTTATGACAATTTCAACACTGTTTGGACGGGCAAAACAAAAACCATATTTGCTAAGATATTTTATGTTATGAGATGCACAGCCGGTCATGAAACATTGTCCGAGTCGCCAAACTAAGAAGATTAAAACACAAGATGACACGAAGGCCAAAAAACCGGAGGAAAAAGAAGTAACCTAGTTGACGGAGGAATCCACGAATAGGACAAGTTTTATTTATTTGTTAATTCTGTTGTCCTCAAGTTACAGGTGAACTATGATTAATAGAAGAAATTTTGTACATGCATGCGGGATGGCATCATTTTTGGGAATGAATATTTCCCTCAGTGATGAACTAGCCGCAAAAAATTTATTTGAAGAGAAGTCACACCCTTTTTGCAGCACATCAGACAGCGCTACCAATAATATTTCTCTTGGCAAAGAGAAGTGGAATAGAAATAATTTTAGATATTGTATCGCAGCAAGAGATTCGGAAGATTTGCCTGAAGAAGTGTGGGACAATGAATTTAGACTCGCTTTTGATTCTTGGTCTGAAATCACGCCTCTTACTTTTAAGCAGGTGGGAATCCAAGATGAGTTTGATTTAATCATTGCAGTAGGAAGTAAAAGACAAGAAGGGTTTGGTCGAGATGGAGGCATTTTAGCATGGGCGCAAATGCCGCCAACAAAAAAATTCGATGGAATACTTTTATCAAAGTTTGACTTAGCAGAAAATTGGATATTGCCAGACTCTAAAGAGATAGGAATTATTTTGCGATCTGTTGCCGCGCACGAAATAGGACACCTGCTTGGCCTTCATCATTCGCAAGACCCAAACGCCTTAATGTATCCATACATAAACAACTCCTTGAAACCAAAGAGTGATGACATTAAGAAGATTCAGAAACTATATGGAAAACCGGAGAAATAAAATGAGACTTCTTTCAACATTCATGGTTTGTATTTTTATGGCGGGATCTGTTGTCGCAGAAGACAAAGAGGTTGATTTGCAGGTGGAGATAAACAAAACCATAAATGTAATCAGGAGTGTAACAGAAGAAAAAAAGATAGATTCTCCTTTGCCTCTTAATAGGCAGATTAATATACCCACAAATTCACGGGCTGTTAGGGAGTTGATAGTTGCTCGAAGGCGGGCGGTTTTAGCCGGTGTGTTTCTTGGGCAAAGACGGGGGCCGGTTGGCTATAGGCCAATTATTTCCTTCTTTCCACAAGGAGACATGATGACGGTTGGGGCTATTGTTTCTCCAGATCGTCGATATGTACGAATAGGTGTATCAGCGGCCAATACTGGCATTGGCGCTGTCCACACTTTCAATTTTTCTACCGGAGAATACCGATCTTTAGATAATAAAAAGTAGCTAACAAATGAAACTTTATAAAAAAGTGTTTTACTTTCTCTTGTTGATCCCTATTTTTGTTCTGGTTTATGAAATAAGAACAACTCTAATTGAAACCAGAGAAGCCCAAGATGAACTTTTCCTTCTTAATGCACAAAGAGCATCCAACCAGCGTACAATTATGGGGCTTCAGGTCAGAATGCTTCATTATGCAGAAAACCACGAAGAGCGCATGGGTGGGTGTCCGTTGTGCTTTAAGAATATGCTCATGGAAAAATATGACCATGAATTAATCAGGAAATTTTTAAGAGAAAATGGAGTAAACGTACAGAATTACATGGATGGTGAGCTTTCCGAGGAAGACCTGAAAATTCTCACAGGTAATTAACATAGGACATCTTAAATACTATTTTTAATGCGAGGTGTATTATGAACTTGTTGAAAAGTCTTATTAGCGGTATTAGCAGCCCCCTCAAAAACAAAAAGATCCGCATTTTGCTTTGGGGCATTGGTGCATATCTTCTTGGAGTCTTGATGGGTTGGTGGGAAATGCCAATGGAAATGTTCAAATGAAAATAATGGATTCCATAAACAAGACTGTAATTTTAATTTTGGTTGTCGTATTCCCATTTATTGTTATTGGACTAATATTGGCCAGTATACTACAATGGTAGAATGAAACCAGATGAAATTATAAATGTAAAGTCTTGGATGTCCCTTGGGGACTGCAACTACGAAATAGACCACGACGATGATTCAATACCTGAATCCGGCGTGGTCTATTGCAATATAGAACATATACATAAGTTTTTCGCAAAATGTGAACAAACCGATAATAAATACGTGGTTATAAGTGCTTTCAGTGATTACGGCCTAGCCATTCAAGAAGAACATCCAGTTTCTATGGATATGAAAAAATGGCTTCCATTTGTAGACCAAATGATTACGCCTGAAATGGGCTATTCCCCGATACAAATGCCTCCTAGATGTGAAGAAGAACGATGCACACTAAGTGACAAATATTCCATCAAGTGCTATGCTTATACATATTCTACAATTCCAAATATACCAAACAATGTTGTTAGTTGGTTTTTGTGTAATTCTATGATTCAAGATGATAGAATAATCAGTATACCACTAGGGGTAGGAAAAGATGCTCCCGATGATATTTGTTCTACCGTATCTGACCCGCTTCTTATGAATCGCTCTGACCGAGTGAATTGGGTATACCTCAATTGGCAAGACAATACTTTTGAGAGATCAAAACTTAAAAACGCATACATTAATCTAAATCCAGACTGGGTGACAATAGTTCATTCACCAAAGCCTTACAAAGAATATCTTGAAGACTTGTGTCTGCACCAGTTTGCGTTATGCCCACAGGGAAACGGTGTTGATTGCTATAGAATTCTTGAGTGTTTATACTGCGGGTGTATACCAATAGTCGAAGACGAGGTAGGATATTCATACCTAAAAGACTTGCCACACGTCAAAGTAAATTCTTGGTCTGATGTTACCCCAGATTTTTTAAAGGAAATGTTAGAAATCTTGGGGAGAATTGACTTCAATATGGATAAAATAAAGATAGACTATTGGAAAAACAAAATAGAACACCTTAGAGGTTTATTATAGAAAAGGAAAAGAATGGGATTCTTAAACTCTACTCACAACATTAATCTGTCTTGCCCACTTAACCAATTGGGCTATGGCGTTGCTGGCGTTAATATATCCAAGGCTTTGCACGACTTAAAGCAAAGCGTTGCTTTATTTGTAATTGGAAACATAGAGGTTCCAGAAAACTACCATGAAGATCTAAAACAGATGATTTCCAACTCAAGGATGCCTGACTGGAACGCTCCTTCAATTAGAATGTGGCATCAGCATGACATGAGCCAGTTTGTAGGAACTGGTCATAAGTACGGGTTTCCAATTTTTGAGCTTGATAGGTTTACAGACCTTGAATTGCACCATCTCTCCTATCTTGATTATTGGATGGCTACGTCGGGGTGGTCTAAAGAAATTTTAGTTGACCAGCTAAAGAAATTTCATCCAGAAGAAGACCTAAAGGAAAAAATCTCTGTTATACCACTTGGCGTAGATAGGGGTATTTTCAAAGAGTCTGTTTCTCATAGAGAAGAAACCATATTTTTTAATTGTGGAAAATGGGAGATTAGAAAAGGACATGACATCTTAACGAAAGCGTTTGACGAAGCTTTTAATGAAGATGATAATGTAGAACTATGGATGATGTGCGATAATCCATTTTATGATGAAGATGAAAACTTCAAGTGGGAGCGTTTGTATAGAACCTCCAAGCTTGGTGACAAAGTAAGAGTTATACCAAGACAAAGAACACAAGAAGAAGTGTATAATATTATGTCACAGACGGACTGTGGTGTTTTTCCCGCAAGAGCAGAGGGTTGGAATCTTGAGCTATTAGAGATGATGAGTTGCGGAAAGTCTGTTGTGGCAACCAACTATTCTGCACATACAGAATTTTGCAACGAAGAAAATTGCCTGTTAATTGAAACAACAGAACTAGAAGATGCTCACGACGCGAAATGGTTTAGAGGTCAAGGCCAATGGGCAAAAATAGAAGAAGCCCATATTACCCAATTGGCTCAATACATGAGAGACGTTCATGAAAAGAAGAAGAAGGACGATCTCAACATAAACCAAGCTGGCGTTGACACCGCCAAAAAGTTTAGCTGGGAAAATTCAGCGACAAAAATAATAGAGGCAATTGAGAAAAATGATTCACGTACTTAATTCAACGGGTGGTTCTGATCAGATTAATTTGATTAGATATGAAGGAACTCCAGACGCAAAAAGACAAAGACAGATGAAGGTTCCAACCCCTCTTATAACGATTGATTGGAATTCTATTCTTCCAGAGCCTCCTAGCAACACAAGCGATATTACTAAAATGGATCTGGAGCAGGTTCAGAGGCTAACTAAAAACCTGTCTAAAGAAGACTTTGATTTTGTTATAATGATTGACAATGACATCGAAGATCTATTCAGACCCTACGTTAAAAGAATGGGTCTTATGTATCCGCAAGATTTAATAGATACCGCCCTTGAACACATAGAAGCTATTTCTCTGAAATTGAAGTATAAATTTAAGAGAGCTAGGCCATTCCAGATATCTTCGCATCTTGGGTATGTTATTTCCGTTATCGAAACCAGTACACATAAGACGCCAAGCTACCCCTCTGGACACCAAGGCCAAGGTTCTATGATTGCTGAATTATTGTCAAGTTTGTATCCAGAGCATAAAGCCACTTTTCAAAAATTTGCTGGGTTGGTAGGAAATGCCAGAGTCATGCAAGGCGTACATTATCCCAGCGATAATGAGGTCGGCATGCTATTGGCTAGGGTTTTATGGGAAAACATGAAGGGCAACTTGGATGATAAATGGACTGGTCTTATCAAAGAATAGGGCTTCCCAATTAAGACTTTTGCTTGAGAGCTTGTCAGTAAATGCTCCAAACCTTTTAGATAAAATCAAAATCATCTACACCTCGACCAGTGAGGATTTTGAAAAGGGTTATGAAAAACTAAAGTCAGAGGAAATTCTTCCGAATATTGTGTGGGAACAAGAAAAAGATTTTGTTCCAGACTTTCTAAATGCTCTTAAAACATGCGAGTCAGAATTCATATGTGGAATTGTTGATGACTGCATTTTCTATAAGAGACTACCCTCTACAGCAAGCCAACTAGAATCGCTAATGATAGATGACGTTTTTTGCTTTTCTTTTAGGTTGGGGCTGAACACAACCATGCAGGACTATCTCGTCCCCACAGAGTTTGTTGAGCTTGGAAAATATGAATCAAATCCATTCTGCGTAAAATGGAATTGGAAAGAATGGAGTTCTAGACTTAATTATGGGTATCCAATATCTCTCGATGGACATATTTTTAGAACTAAAGAAATATCAGACTTGTCTCATAAGTTTAAATTTGACTGCTTGAGACATTGGGAGGGAATAATAGCTGGAAAGTCCAGAAATGAAACAGACAGAAATATGATGGTATCATATAGACAAAACGTCTTGTTTAGCATACCATGTAATTGCGTACAAGACCCCCCGCTTATTTCTGGGGCAATGCATCCTTTTTCAGAAGAAGAGCTAAATGAAAAATATTTAAATGGTGAAGTGATAAGCTTCAGGGCTATGGAATATGCGTTTCAAAATGTTACATGGTCACACAATGAATTTGAACTAATATTTAAAAAATTGTAAGGAAATAAAAATGCAGATACAAAATTCAAGCTCTCAAGACTATAGAACCAAGGCGGTGCAATACCTTCGCAACAAAGCAAAAACTGACATGTCTAAGGCAGAGCTGTCTCTTAATCTTTTGCTTAACAACGGCGTGGGAATTGGAGATCATTCAACTGGTGATTTTTATCAAAACCTAGACGAAGCTCTTGACATGCTTGTTGATGCAGAAGACAGGCTGGAGATTTTAGAAAAATACTACCCCAGAGACTAATATGTTTAAGTGGATTAAAAGGGCTTTATTTAAACGAAAAGTCAACAAGAACACAGTCGCTTATATAAAGTACCTTATTGGGACTGATGGCTTTGTCTACATTGATTTTGGATGGGACGAGAAAAAGGAAAAGATGGCCAATGAGTCCTTCGCTGAATTGTTTTTTAAGATACATAGCAGCCAACTCTTAGATAATTCGGTAGATTTTATTAAGGAAGAATGCCTTAAAAATGGGGATAAAGAGGAGTTCGCTCGCTTTATTAAAAATCTTATTACGTTTCAGCAAGAAGATTTACAGCCAATGATGGAATCTATGGGAATTAGTCTAGAAGAAGAGGTCGATAAAGTCGTAGTTAAACCAACAGACATAGGAGAGCGCGTGTTAAGAGGGAATGAATGAAAAATGTGTATAATTAATAAGATCATTCCCTTGGAGGCCACGTCATGTCACGCAAAAAAATCGCTTGGGAGCGCTGGGACGAGGATGTAATAGAACAGGAAATAGTCGAAGAATTTTATTCAGACCAGCTAGACCAAGAAGACGAAGATGGAGTAGTTGAAAATGCCATCACGTTTCTAGAAAAAATACCATCCCTTGTCACCACCCCAATGGGGATGTACCAACTTCATGATAAAATGAATATCATGAATCAATTCGATTGCTGGATGGGCTACACCAATTTTGATATTACAGAGTCTGTAAGAGAGGTTATCGAGAAAACAAAGGGTGTTGAACTTCTCAACATCATGACTCGGTACAGGTTCTTTCTTGGTATAGGGAAACTTTTTGATTTCTCTGATGTAAGGAGAGAAATTGAAGAATCTCTGCGTGGCGACTCTTCCTTAGATGATGACACCGAAGAAACAGTAACCGAAGAAACAGTAGAAATGATACGTGATAATCTTTCTTCTGATAGATACTGGGCGATATTTGTGTGTAAAAGCGGAGAAATACTTTACACCAGCACGAATGAAGATGACGATGAAATTTATAAAAAAACCCTAGAGCATTATAAAAAAAGAAAGAATAAATATGGCGGTCTAATTTATCAAAACGAATAACACGGAACAGGAAAATGGGAAAAGTAACAGACGAAGAGCTAAGGGAAGCTCTACAAAATAGAGACAATATAAACGTAATGAACAAGATCTGTATGAAATATATAGATACGATTCCTTACGAAGAATTGGAGAGGTGTAAGCTAATATCTGTTTGGCAGGCTGTAGAGCGATATGACCCCAGCAAGGGCAATTGTAAGTTTACTTCTTTTTTATGCAATAGGCTATTTTGGGAATGCCAAAAACAGCTATACGAAATAAACAAAAGTAGAAAAATACCCAAAAGCGACAAAGCTTCTTCTCTTATGGCTGAAATATGTGGTTATGAGGCGAAATCAGATTCTGTTGAAATATCAGATCTGCTAGAAAATTTAGATGAAGAAGCTAGAGACATAATCTTTAAAAGATTTTACGAATCAAAGACCGCAAAGGAAATAGGACAAGAAAATGGATATGGCAGAGAAACAGCAAGACGAAGAATACTTTCAGCCTTAGAAAAGCTAAAACAATGCTTACAGAATTAGCCTGCTATAACCAAGATTCAACACATGCAGATATCTTAGAGGCCATTTTTATAGCTTCAGAAAAGAGTATAGACTCCGTTGCTATCCCCTCTGGCTTTATGAGTCGTGTTGACGAATTCTTAAAACACCAAAAATTCTCTGCTGCCATTGATTTTCCCTATGGATTAGCCAGCACCCAAGTGAGGGTTCATGAAATAATCCTAGCTATCAGGCAGGGGGCTTCTTTTATAGATGTCGTTATTAACAACAGCTATATTAAGGAAGAAAACTGGAGGAAAATTAGAGAAGATATAAAAGCCTGCCTTGCCGTATGTAATCAAAACAACGTAGAGCTTAGAGCTATAATTGAATATAGACTATTTCCCGTTAAAACCGTGTTGTTAATGTGTGAGTTACTAAGCATTACCGGTGTTTTTAATATCATTAATTCTACTGGGTTTATAGCGGATGATCTGTCTGAAAATGCCATAATTTCTTATGAAATGCAAACAAAAACAGGCGTGCTTGTAACCTCTTGTGTGCGCGGGTTTAATAAGAAATACCACGACGTATTTAAAGAGCTAGATATACACTGTTTGAGACTAATGTCTCCAAAAATTGCAGAAGACCTTCTTTAATGGTGTATAATATATATGGATTGGATTTTTATATAGGAACCAAAGGACACTGTGCAAAATAGTCATATGAAGGGTAACTATCATGACTTTAAGCACACACTTACACACGGTGGATACCGCAACGGTAACAGGTACTATTGTTTTTGCTGGGGCTGCTACTCTTGACGAAACTATTGTTATCGTCGATGCGGCTGGAACCTCCAAGACCTATACTGCCAAAAACTCTTCTTCAACTACAGACCTTGAGTTTATCAAGACCAATGCTGCGGCTGCTGCAACAGCTTTAGCAGCTTGCATTATACATGCAAATGGTCACAATGGCTCTATTACTGTAGCCGACGACACCTCTGGTACTTTAACCCTTACGCTTCTAGTTGATGGAACGTATAGGTTTAAGAACAAGGCTTCTATTGTCGAAGGTCTTAGCAACACTACCGTTACGCAATTTGGTAGCGCCGCTGGCGTAGAAGACAAAGATGGTCATACCATTCTTAATGGTGGCAACATAGCTTCTGCCAAAGGCAATTCTAAAAGTCTTATTGACATAGTTGCTGGTCGAAAAGTTGTTGGCTCTCAGCTTGTTATTAATACTGGCACCGCTCACGAAAGTGGTACTAGCAAAGCAAACTCTAGCGGCACTTTCGGTTACAACCCCAGTTCGTCTGTAGCAAAGCGTGCTATTAATTTTGCTGCTAGCGCTCCTGACTCTGGTTTTATAATTAGGAGTGGTGTCGTAAATAAAATTGCTGGCACTGCGGTGAACCCAATTCTTAGTGGTGGTTCTGATACCACAAGTCGTCGCGGTGGAACACTTCCTCCCAGCATACACAAGTATCGCCAATCAGGTACGTGGGCAACTACCATCTTCGATGTATATGGTGGAAACCTATTGCAGAGCGATGGTACGGCCAAGGCTGGTATTACCAATCGTGGTTCTACCGTATCTTTGGCTGCTGACCACGCTGCCCAGCCTACTAGGGCTATTCCCGGTGAAATGACATTGTTATTCGACTTTGTTACGTTTACTAATAACAATCTAGATTACAGTGCCATCACTGGTGCATAAGCTTATTTATGAAAGGTAAATAATTATGACTTTAAGTTCACATTCACAGCCACTCGACGATGGTGCTACCGTCACAGGTACTATTGTTTTTGGAGGCGCCTGCGCTGTTGACGATACTATTGTAATCATCGACGCTGCTGGTACTTCTAAAACGTTTACAGCAAAGGGGTCAACGACAGCAGGAAGTCTTCAGTTTATTAACACTGATGCTGCTGCTGCCGCAACAGCCCTGAAGCTTTGTATTGACAATGCTGCTGGTTTTGGTACGAATTCCATTACCGTAGCTGATAGCTCTGGCACCTTAACCCTTACTCTGATTGCGAACGCGACGTATAGGTTTAAGGACAAGGCTTCTATTGCACCTGCTTCAGACATTACTAATGTCACCAGTACGGATTTTGGTGCCGGTGGTGGAGCAGAAGACATTGATGGACACACGGTTGCCGCTGGTGGTACTACTGGTGGATACAATGTCAAGTCTAATATCAAGAGTAATCTTGATTTGGCTAAAGGTCGAGAAGTATATGGCTCAAAGGTTGTTCTCAAGACTGGAAGTATTGGTAAAGCAGGTGTTGAATTAGCACGATCTGGTGGTACTCTGGCTTATAACCCTCAAGGCAGAAGCGTCTCCCTCTCTACTTCCAACATCGGTTGGTTGATGAGAGGCGGTACTTCAACGCTGCTTAGTGGAATTGCTTCTACTGACAACGTTCTTGCAATGCCGGGTTCAGATAACACTAGTCGATCTTCTGGTAATCTCCATCATGCAACTGTGTATCACCGTAAGGGTACGTGGGCCACTCAGGTCTTCGATCTCTATAGTGGCTTGCTGAAGCAGAGTGATGGTACAGACAAGGCTGGTATCACTGGTCGTGGTACGACAGTTGTGTTTGCGGCTGATCAAGGCAATCCTACTAGGGCTATTCCGGGCGAACTGGTGATCCTGTTCAACTTTGCTAGTTTCACGACTAACTACGTTGATTACAGCGAACTCCTCGGTTAATCCAGTCTAGTTTTATTAGAGGTATATCATGAATACTGAAATGCCAGCACTTGTTGCTATAATCGCCATTACTATGGGATTGATAAAGGTAATTGAAATGCTAATTTCTAAAACATCGAGTAGAAACTCGGTTTTGACAAGCGAAGAAAGAGGTTGGTTGCAAGGACTTCATGAAGTACACGAAAAGTGTGACAGCGATGGAACACCTTTGGTTTATGTGCCTCGTAGTTGGGCTGAAATTCAGCGCAATATGCAGCATGTAATGACAAAGATTGTTAACGACCAAAGGAGAATCGCAGACATCCTTGAAAGGATAGACCAAAAGCTGGACAAGTAACAGCTAATTTACGGGGGGTGAGGTTTATCCTCGCCCCCCTTTTTTTATGAGGTTATCATGAAGCATATAATCGTAGCAATAGCTGCGGTTGTTTTAACCGCATCTTCTATCCCCAGCGAAGTTACAATCAAAGATTCTTGTGCTTATGTTGAAATAAATCATGTTTATAACATTGATGATGAAACTGGCAAAGCAAACCTAAGAATGGTACAATATATATGGTGGAAATGGAACAACCACCTGCTTCTACCAGAAAAGGGTACAGATGGAAAAAATACTGGAGATTGGGTTTCAAGCTCTGGATTTGTTGTTAGGGAATATCTTGTAACTTATAGCGGAAGTTCTCGACCAGAAAATGTTTCAGTGGTATCGCTGATAAAAAGAAATGGAAAGTATATCTGCATTTTTTGGGACAGACAAGACAAAATTTTAAGAGAAGTAACGTGCGGCTGGGTAACTGAAACCCATACTACATATGATGTAGAAATAGAAAATAGGGACATAATTCGCACAGAAGATAGAAATCATTTTCACAAGAGGTAAAGCAATGAAATATCCAAAACTAAAATCCGAATGGACTCCTGTAGAAAACCCTTACGATTTTGCTGGTGTCCGAAACCTGCAAGTCATGAACGTTTACAAAAATGGAGAGCTAATTCTTCAAGAGGAACATCCTGAATGGGTAGCATCGGCAGAGTTCTTTGTTCCAGCTTGGGACAAAGGGGGCAAACTGCTGGTAGAGCCAACCGAAATAATGTTTACCATACAAACCTTTTCTCCGCTAGAACGCGACCAAGCGATACTGGAAGGTGATGTAGACAGTTTTTCGTCTGAAATCATCTCGTCTGAAGTCATACAGCTTTCTAGCCTAAGCACCGACAACCCATCGAACCTAGAGGTGTTCGTCATGCCCTTTCCTGAAAATTATCAAGACTATGAAGTTCCTGTGGTTCCGGTTTCTGGAGTTATTTAAATGAATTGGGAAGAAACACACAAAGACGCGACTATAGTCGATTTACATACTCATCCATCTTTGAAGAGTATGATGTTTCATAGAAACTTAGGCGGGAAAAAGACAAGGTTCTTGTCAACCCTCGCTAAATATGGGTTCTGGCCGTTCAGTGAAAGAATCACCTTTCCCAAGCTAGAAGAGGGTGGTGTAGATGTAATGTTTTCCACGGCGTACATACTTGAGCAAGGGTGGATAGACGACATAAGGCTGATAAAGTTTCTCCTATGGTGGTTCTCTAGTGTTCGTAAAAAAATAGTTGATCCTACCTATTTTGATGCCACCAACGCCATGCTTGATGAAATGGAAAACCAAGTTAAAACCTATAACGAAGACCTCTCCGAAGGCTCTCGTCCTGTATCAATGGCCCTTTCTGTTAATGAATTGTTAGCAAATATAGAAAGGGGAGACATCTCTATCGTTCATTCAATAGAAGGCGCACACAGCCTGCATGGGGAGCTTTGTAAAAGAAAAGTGGAGGAAGCCACCGCCCTCGCTCCCCTGCTAGAAAACGAAGTTCTTATCAACCTTGAGCATTTCTACAACAGGGGCGTAGCCTATATAACCTTGGCCCACTTCTATGAAAACCATGTTGTTCATCCAGTATTTCCCTATCCAGAATATGGAAGCAAGCATTTAAAGTGGAAAAAGACATTGGGAAAGTGGGACATGAACAAGGGTCTTACGTCCATTGGAAAAAAGGTTGTGCAAACCATGAAAGATATGGGTATGCTTATAGATATAAGTCACTGCACACCAAAGGCAAGGCAGGAAGTTTATGACATTGTAGGCAATGATTTATCTAGGGTTTTCGCTAGCCATGTTGGTGCCTTTGGAGTTAATCCAGATCCTTACAATTTGGAAGACTGGGAAATAAAGTGGCTGTCAGATCATAATGGTTTGATTGGCATAATCTTTATGAATTATTGGATTAGTCCTATTGATACTGGCCTTGGTTTGAAATATATTGAACAAACTATAGATCATATAAGAAATATAGGTGGTCATGAAATAATAGGAATCGGAACAGATTATGACGGATTTACTGATCCACCAGATGAGATGACAGATATTTCAGAATTACCTAGATTGACTAAATACTTATCTTGCTTAAAATCAGGGATAGATACAGACAAATATCCAGAAGATGTTCTTAAAGGTATACTAGGAGGAAACGCTATGCGTTTCTTAACGGAGGGATGGAAGAAAAATGGCTAAAAATAGATTACAAGACACGCTAGAAGAAAGAAACATAGAAAAAGAAAAGAAGTCCCGCGAACAACAAGCGCAGGAACGACTGGCTGAGAAAGAGTACAGAAAAGAAAAAACGGAAGACAAAAAAGCAAACAAAAGAAGTTATAAGATAGAAAAGATCAAAGAGCTTACAGCTAAAGCTTATGCAGTAGCAACCAAGCGTAAGTGGTTGGTATTCTTAATAGGTATTGCACTAGTAGCTTACTTTGTGATATCAAGCGGTGGCTTTGGTGGTCTTGGTGGGATAGTAGATAAGGTAAAGAGTTTCTTTTAATTTTTTAAAGGAGTTATGTTATGGTAGCGAAGCTTAAGGCTATGATAGGTAGTCGTCGATTTTGGGTTGGTATAGCTGGAGTTGTTGTTATTTGTGCCGATAGTTTTTTTGGCGAAGGTACAGTGAATCCAGAAACAGTTCAAATGGTTACTTTGCTTGCTGGAGCATGGATCGTTGGCGATAGCCTTCGAGTTACGGAATAGAAGTTTTAATGATCCAATTGACAGCAGTCCACCTTTTATCTAACCCATCTTAGTACCCGCAGGTGGGCTGCTGTCCTTTTGGATGGTATAATTAATGGACAAAGAAAAACATCTTCTAGTTTTTTCAGCTAAGTGGTGTGGCCCTTGCAGGATGATGAAAGCTCAAGTCTGGCAAGACCCAACCATCAAAGAAAAGCTATACGATTTTAATTCTGTAAGCTTTATAGACATAGACGACCCCAAAAACTTTCAGATGGCCATTACTTATAGAGTTAGCGCCGTTCCAATGATCTATATTGTTGACCAAGAGGGCGCTCCGGTAAAAGCTGGTAGCACTATGGACGTTAACCAAACACTTCAATTTTTAAGCTAAAATGAACAAGCAAAAGCATCAAGTTGTGGTTTTTATTACTGAATGGTGTCCCCACTGCCGAACCATGAGGCAAACCTCTTGGGTAGATCAAAATGTTCTAAACTCCATGAAGAAATACCACGGTGGCAAGCCAGCCTATATATCCTGCAACAAACCTCAGAATAGGTATCTGGTAGATGAATTTGACATCGAAAGATATCCAACAGTGGTAATTATGGACGAAGATCACAATATCAAAAAGCGCGCACACAATATGTCCCCGGAAGACTTGGTTCAATTTTTAGATGAGTTTAATGGATAAGAAAACCAACATACTCATAACTGGCGGTCAGGGTAGAATCGGAAAAGAACTGGGTTCATATCTAGCCGAACAAGGGTTTAGCGAAGTCCATGCGCTAGCTGGCACTAGAAATGGCGTTGACTTGGGCGACGACGCAACAGTCGGGTGGGCTTTTGACATTAACCCAGAGGTTGTCGTACACTTAGCGACTAGGCTACCCAGTAAAGAAAATTGCTTAGAACATCCAGCAGGCATGATGTACGAAAATATTTTTGTGACTACAAAAATTCTTGAAGAAGCAAGAATGGGCGGTTGCAAAAAATTCATAATGGTCTGGGACTCTTCTTGTTATCCAGAACACCAAATACTTCCACATAAAGAAAGCGACCTGTGGGAAGGCGCACCTTACTGGAATAAAAGGTATTATGGAAACTCCGCAAAAGTCATGATGGAATTAAACATGGCTTTCGGTACACAATTTGAAGACTTCGTTGGGGTTAATCTGATTTTCCCAGAGGTCTACGGGCCGAGAAGTAGGTTCAACCCAAGAAGAAACTTCATCATTGAAAATGTAATAACAAACATAGCAGCCGCACAAAAGAGCGAAATTGATATAGAAATGGAAGTTACCAAAAAGTCTTCCAGAGATTTTATTTATATTGACGACGCGGTAAAGGCCATATATTACGCCATTGAATACGCGGAAACTCCGAATACCTATAACGCATCCCAAGGCGATGACATATCTATTCGCAAACTACACGAAAAGGTTGCTGACATCATGGGATACCAAGGAAAGACGACTTGGAAGGAATTAGATCTAGACGTAAAAGAAAGAACATTTCTAGATATTTCCCTAATTAAAAAAGAACTTGGTTGGATTCCAAGAGTAGACATGAACGAAGGTCTTGAGAAAACTATAAAATGGCACAACGAAAACTTAGTGCCTAGTTATGTAAGTCAAGATTCTATTTTAGTCAGATGATAACAGCAATAATTCTATCAAAAGACAAAGCTCCCCAGCTTCACTTGCTTTTAGAAAGCCTCCAAAGAAATAGTGGAAACCTATTCGATATAAGAGTTATATACGAATTTAGTAACGCCGTTTTTGAAGAGGGTTACGAAAAAACAAGAGAGTTCTTTTTCTATAAAGACAGATACGGCCTCGGCTTTCCAATAAAATGGTTTCCGAGACAACACGAAAACATAAGCCTCGACATCATGGAGCATCTGCTCCCATACAGAGACTTGACATGTGTTTTTAACGATGAAAATATCATGTTCGGCAGGCCCGCTTCATATAAAAAGATAATGAAGTTATTCAGAACAAATGATATATCCGCCCTATCTCTTAGGCTTGGCAACAATACCATAATACAAAATGCATACAGCGTAAATGACTACTTTATTAACAAACCAGAGACTGGGGAGTTTATATTGGATCATTTTATGTTATGGGACGCATCCTTAGTAAAGCCTTTTACCAATTTTAGTATGCCATTTTCCCACAATGGCCATGTCTATACAACAAAGCTGATAAATTTTATACTAGAAAAAACTCCCATAGACGCAATTGAAAATTTTGAAAAAAACCTTCAGGATAATTTATACATGGGCGCTTTTACGGGGTTCATACCACCGAACATGGCGTGTCCAGAATATAGTGTTGCGATAACCAATTCTGCAAAACGAGTTTCTGGTGAGTCTGACTTTGGGGTTTCTGATTTTGGACTAAACGACAGGTATCTTTCTGGAAGCACCATCAGCTATGATTTTTTTGACTTTACACACATATCAAAACCATATCAAGAATTTATAACGAGATTTGAACGTGAAGATTATTTGCAGTACAGTCGTGCGGGCGGCTAAACAAGGCGATATACACGGAGGTCTATATGTTATAGATATAGACTCTGAAGAAATATTGCATTATGCGCCGTATGAAAAAGAGTTCGTTAATGATAACGAGAGGGGTGGAGAAAGAGGGCTAAGGGGTATAGTTGTTCTTGATGATAGAATTATTGTTTCGGATTCTGCTGGTTTTATAGAACTAGATAAGAGCAGCTACGAGATTAAAAGAACTTTTCAGAATCCCGACTACTTTAAAAGCATACACGAAATAGCTTTCCATGAAGATCATCTGTGGGCTACTTCAACAGCGCATGACGCAGTTGTAAAGCTAGATCTTGACTTTAATATAAAAGGCTTCTGGGAAATATTAGGTGAAAATATAGAGAATCACAAGGCTCTGACTGGGAAAAAAGAGATTACCCCAGAGACTAAAACCGAAAATGATAACTATCACATAAACTCTCTTTTTGTTAGCGATGGAAATTTAAGAATTTCTGGACTATTAACACCGTTATATAATTTTGACGACATGGCGCAGGTGTGTTCAGTGCCAACAATTTCTATGATTGATGATAAGCCGGGAGGCAATCAAAACAGTTTTGTGCATAATTTTTATGAGTATGAAGATGTGTTTGTCGCCAACCTTACTAGCTATAGCGCTATTGGATTTTTCTATAAAGACTTTGTTGGGTATGGGTGGTACAATAACGTTAGCATACCACGGTCTAAGGATGTCAAATATCAAGTAGATGACGTAGCAGTAAATAACTGGAACAGAGGTCTTGCTAGAGCGGGTGACAAACTTGTTATTGGGTCGTCTCCGGCAAGGATAGTGGTTTACGATATGAAAACCCGAAAATTTGAAAAAGAAATTGCACTGGAAAAAGATATAAGGCACGCAATTCATGGATTGGAGATTTTAGAATGACATTCAATGAGGATCTGGCTCGAAAAAATCGGGCTGAAAAACTACAAATTTCTGGCGACAGGTGGGCATGGGTGTTGCCGGAAATTGACAAGGCTCGTAAAATGATAGCCTATGCCCGTGGAACCGAGATTGTCTGGATTCATCCCGACTACAAAAATGGGCAAAACAGTAAGAAAAAAAAGCAAAAGAGATAAGAAACGCTTAAAACGCGAGCGCAGAATTCGAGCAAGGAAGCGAGACTATGGAACGGCCAACGTGGAATGAGTATTTTTCTCAGTTTGCATTTCTAGCAGCAACCCGTAGCCACGATTCAGAAACTAAAGTGGGCTGCGTACTCGTCTACGAAAACAGAGTCATTAGTATTGGATACAATGGATTCTGTTCTGGCGTTATTGAAGACTCTTTGCCAGTCTCTAGGCCGTGCAAATATCCATACATGGTTCATGCTGAAGAAAATGCTATCAGCAACATGACCATTAAACCAAGCGGAAGTATAACTGCGTACATAACACACGTTCCATGTGGTGGGTGTGCAAAATTATTGTGGCAAAATAATATTAGATCATGGAAGATACCAGAGGGGCGTAATGTTAAAAGCCATTCTGTGGAAGATAAAATTGTTTACAACCATTTGGTTGATAATGGCTTGAAGATTGAGCGTATTACCCCAAAGAAGTCTTACTTGAACGAACTAATAGAGGGTAAAGAAAACCAGAAGCAACCCTTCTTGTTCTAGTGTATAATAAAGTGTCGGAATTTAAATAAGCTTAGTAAGAGCTAGAGCGACACTTTTTCGACACGCCATTGTTGCACCAAGACAGTAGTTTAATCTTATTCAAAATAACCAATCTAACAAAACAAATTTCTTGGTAAAACAGTGTCGCTCACTTTTTACTAGAATGGCAAGAGGAACAGCGATGTCAGTCAGGGAGCTTCAAGACTACACATTTGTAGCAAAATACGCCCGATGGATACCAGAAAAGAAAAGAAGAGAAACTTGGAACGAAGCTGTTAATCGCGTTAAAGAAATGATGTTGAATAAATATTTTGACATCCCAGAAATTCACGAAGATGTAGAGTGGGCATATGAAATGATGCGCACAAAGCGGGTGCTTGGTTCTCAACGCGCTATGCAATTTGGCGGTAAGCCAATTTTTAAACACAACGCTCGAATTTACAACTGCATCACTTCCTATGCTGATCGGTTAAAATTCTTTCAAGAGTGCATGTATCTATTACTATGTGGTTGTGGCGCTGGGTTTTCTGTTCAAAAACACCACATTAAAAAGCTTCCCCGTCTAATCAAACAAAAAGAGGGAACAAAAAAGTTTACCATTCCCGATAGCATAGAGGGGTGGTCTGATGCTGTTGGCCTTCTTATCTCTAGCTATTTTGAACAGGATGAATTGTTTCCTGAACACCAAGGAAAAAATGTAACCTTTGATTACTCAGAAATCAGACCTGCGGGGTCTTTCCTAAACTCCAGCGGTGGAAAAGCTCCCGGCCCAGAACCACTTAAAAACGCCCTAACCAATATAAAAAAGGTTTTAGACAAAGCTCTTAAAAATCTAGAATTTTGTCATGGTGAAGGAAGAAGACTAGAACCAATCGAAGCATACGATATTGTTATGTACGGCGCTGATGCTGTTATTTCTGGTGGAGTTAGGCGTAGTGCTACTATTTGTTTGTTTAGTCCTGACGACGAAGACATGGCTAAAGCCAAAACGGGTTCTTGGTTTGTAGAAAACCCACAACGTGGGAGATCCAATAACTCAGCCATTTTACTGAGAGAAAAAACAACAAAGAAGCAGTTTGCTAAACTAATGAAATCGGTTAAAGAGTTCGGTGAACCCGGATTTGTCTGGGCTGACTCTACGGAACTCATTGTCAACCCGTGTGTAGAAATCGGAATGTGGCCAGTCGATGAAGAAACAGGAGAAAGTGGCTGGCAAGCTTGTAATTTAAGCACCATCAATTGTGCGAAAATTAAAACAGAAGAAGATTTCCTAGATGCCTGCAAAGCGGCCTCAATTATTGGCACGTTACAGGCTGGCTTTTCCAGCTTTCCATATCTTGGAAAAACCAGTGAGGCCATAGTTAAAAGAGAAGCCCTGCTTGGCGTGTCTATGACTGGCATAATGGAACAATATGAAATATGTTTAGATCCTAAGATACAAAAAGATGGAGCCAAGGTGGTTAAAGATGAAAATAAAAGAATCGCTAAAATCATTGGAATCAATCAAGCTGCTAGGACTACTTGTATCAAACCTGAAGGGACTAGCAGTTGCGTTCTTGGGACTAGCTCTGGTATTCATCCTCATCATGCCAAGCGTTATATTAGACGGGTGCAAGCTAATAAGCTTGAGCCGATCTACAACTACTTCAAAGAAGTAAATCCAAGAGCCTGCGAAGAGTCTGTTTGGTCTAACAACGAGAGCGATGACGTGGTCGCTTTTTGCATAGAAGTCCCTGCCGGTTCAAAAACAAAGAACCAAGTCGGAGCTATTGATCTTTTGACTCACGTTAAAAGCACACAGCAAAGCTGGGTTATTCCGGGGACAAATAAAACCCTGTGTACCAAGCCGTGGCTTACTCACAACGTGTCAAATACAATCAACGTAAAACCAAGTGAGTGGGATGAAGTAGAAAATTTTATCTTCAAAAACAGAAAATTCTTTTGTGGCATCTCCTTGTTGCCGATTACTGGAGATAAAGACTATCCGCAAGCCCCATTTACCGCCGTTTATTTACCCACCGAACAAGTTCGCCATTATGGAGATGCCTCACTGTTTGTTAGTGGGCTAATCGAGGTTGCTCTGAATCTATGGGAAGATAACTTATGGGCAGCTTGTGATTCGCTGCTTGGTATTGGAGCTAAAGTCAAAGGCAACGGCAAAAAAGAATGGTCAGATAGATGCAATAGGTTTTCCGATAAATACTTTGGGGGAGACTTAAGAAAGCTTACATATTGTATGAAAGATGTGTATAACTGGAAAGAGTGGGTTGATCTTAATAGAGAATATAACTCTGTTGATTACACTGAAGTGATAGAAGAAGAAAACAACGTACAACCAGAACAAGAATGGGCGTGTGCTGGTGGAAAATGTGATGTTCTTTAGCTAAGGAGATTGGTATGACGGTACACGTAGCAGAAGCAAGTATTACTGGATACAAACATTTTGAAGTTAAGAAGCTAACCGATTCATCACACATTCCAACCAAAGGACACCCCAGCGATGCTGGGTGGGATTTATATGCCGACGAAGACGTTGAACTTTGGCCAGAGGAAACAAAGTTAATTTCAACAGGAATAGCAATGTCTCTTCCAAAACATTTTGTTGGTTTAATCTGGGATAGATCTTCTATGGGTGTAAAGGGTGTACATAGATACGCAGGCGTTATTGACTCTGGCTATCGCGGAGAAGTTAAGGTTTGTTTACATAACGCGAGTAGCGACTTTCATAAAATCAAGCGCGGAGACAGGATTGCGCAATTGTTAATTCAGGAAATTCCAATTCTTAGACTACATGAAGTAGAAGAGCTTGATTCAACAGAACGGGGTTCTGGAGGCTTTGGCTCCACGGGTAAATAATATATGAGCAGAAGAAAAAAACCGCAGTCAGGACACACCGCTAGGAGAAAATCACTAAAGCCAAAAACTAAAAACCAAGAAGAATACATCAGGGTTGTGACAGAAAATGATGTTACTTTTTGTACTGGGCCAGCAGGCACTGGAAAAACGGCAGTAGCCGTTGGGCTTGCTTGCGATTATCTTCTTGACAAAAGAGTAGAAAAAATCATAGTAACTAGACCAGTAATTGAATCTGGTAAAGGGCTTGGTTTTTTGCCCGGAACTTTTGAAGAAAAAATACATCCATATCTCGTACCCGTCATAGAGGAAATGACCTATAGACTGAATAGCAATCGAGTACAATCCTATAGGGATGATGGCAAAATAGAAGTATGCCCCTTAGAATACATGAGAGGGCGAAATTTTCATAATTGCTTTATGATATTAGATGAGGCCCAAAACGCCACCTTTGAACAGCTTAAAATGTTTATTACCAGAATAGGCTGGGATTCAAAAGCCGTTATAAACGGCGATATAGACCAAACAGATTTGATAAAAAGGGATCAGGGGGGTTTAGAAGAGTTTTTAGATCGACTAGACCAAGTTGATGGTGTTGGTATTGCAGAACTGACCGAAGATGATATAATAAGAAATAAGATAATATCAAAAATACTAAACGCTTTACACTAATAAAATGCCAACTTACGAATACCAATGCAAAAAATGTGATCATAATTTTGAAATAGTAAAAGCCTTTGGTGATCCACATAAAAAGAAATGTCCAGATTGCGGAAAGTATTCTTTGTATCAGGTAATCAACCCGCCTACAATTTTTGTGAAGGGGGAGCCAACTACCTTGGGTCAGCTTTCAGAACGCAATACTGCAAAAATGGGAAAATATGAATTAGATGATAAAAGAGACTGGCAAAAAAAGGGTAACCAGCTTGGCATCACAAAGAACTGGGTAGAAGAATCTGGAGACGCAACCAAGTCAGAGATTAGCAAAATGACAAAAACTCAAAAGGCAAATTATATACGCAAAGGAAAAAAATGATGGACGAGTTTGATTTTGAAGGAAAAGCAGATTCTAAGAAGGCTGTAATCAAGGTTGAAGACTTAGAAGATGTAGAGGTAAAATGTGCTGACTGCGATAAGGCTCTTTTGCAGCTTGTTCGTGTTCAACAATCAGAAGAGAAACAAAAGCTTGTTGTAGAATGTCCTTTCTGCGATGGAGAAAGTTGGATTGTCGAACTTTCCGGTAAATACTTTCAAGCTCCCCCAGAAGGGTTGATGCTTGGTGAAATGGAAGAACAAGAAGAAGAAAACTCATTTAGATTAATAATGGAGATTGAAGATGCCTGAAGATATTTCTGAATTTATTGACTATGAAAAGGTAGAATATACCTATTATGACAAGGACGCCAACGTCATTACGGAAAACGTAGAGATTTCCTGTGCCTATATCGCAACAGTAAACGACAAGGAAATATATTACGTGAAAGTTTTGAGGGGTTCCTTGTTTGATCCAGAGGGCATGGATTCCAATAAAATAAAAGCGTTACTTGGTAAATTTTCCAAGGTCAAAAAAGAGACATTTGATTTTTATGTAGACTATCTAAAGACCAAACAAAGAAACAGCCTTACTTGGGCTGAAAGGAGCAATGTCGATGTCTAAAAATACAGGAAAGATAACTAAGGTTGAAAAGTTTTATATAGAAAACAATTCAGACAAGACTGTAGAGGATCTTGCAAAAGACCTTAACAGGCCCGTGTCTTTTGTTAAAAAGCACAGCACGGTGGACGCTGGTCACACAGACACAGTTCAAGATGAAAAATCTAATGTTGGCAAGCTAATGGGTCACAAAGAAGACGGCGGTGTAACAATTATGACACCCGCAGCGTCAGAGGCTGCTGATCAAACTAGACCCAGTAGAGTTAAGATTACTCAGAGACACAAGAACGCCATTCATATAATTAAGAAAAAATGAATATCTTTTTATCTAAAGAGTTTGATACATACATTAATGTGTATGCGGATAACAACCCCATGTGGATAGCTACCCTTTCTAACGGAGAAACTATCTACCAAGATGATGGTAGGCCAAATGTAGAACCGCCAAGCGCATGGGTTAGGCTAAAAAAATATTGTGAAGTTAATAATTTATACATCACAAATATAAAAGTAAGAAACAGGTCGCATATAGAAGACATAGGATCTGACTATGATGGTTATTTCTTTTGCAAGAGCGCGGGGGCTTTAATGTTTGGGGACATGACCCAGCATGCTTTTGTCTTGGGGTTTTTAGAAGGAGAGAAACTCTCCGTAAGGAAGTGGAGGCTTCCTGAATTGGTTCCAGAAGAAATTGAAGAAAGAGATCCCTACGATCTTCCAGAATGTATCATTGCCAAAAAAGGAATATTGAATGAACAAAAATTACAAGCACAAAACCACAGGACAACCTTGTAATGCGGCTCAATATATAGCTGAAATGGTTTGCTTAAGAGAAGCGGAAAAGCAAAACGTTGGTAGGCCAGCATATGCCCTGTGGAACACAGAAAAATGGAAGAAGAAATTCCAGAGCCAAGTCACCAGAGCCTACCAGCTTCTAAAAAATTATCACGAAAAAGCCATCATCAATGCTTTAAACTCTTATAGAGGTAAAACTGTTTATTCTCTGAGGGTTAAATTTCTAGACGAGTTGATAAGAAAAGAACAAAATGAATTAGACAAGCTTGGCCAAAGACCAATTAAAGAAATAGAATATAAAGATAGCAGCCGCCTTGTTCCCAATAAACCATATGGGAAACAAAGCAAGATATCTGAATTAAGGAAGCTAGACAATGAGTGACGCAACATTAAAAGCCATTACAAAAAAGTATGGAAACATACTAGTAAATGGAGCGCAGGTTTTTGAAGACCTAAAAGACATGCAGGTAATTCCTGTAAGCCCAGCCTTGGATTATGCCCTTGGTGGTGGCTTTAGAGAGGGAACTTGGATTCAAATGATTGGAGATCCTAAATCTGGAAAAACCACAACGGCTTTGCAATTTGCGGCTACTTGTCAAAAGAAAGAATATGGCGAACGTCCGATTTTCTATATAAACGTAGAAGCCCGCTTAAGCACAAAAAACTTTGAAGGGGTTGAAGGACTGCAAGCAGACAAAATAACCGTAGTGCAAGCCGAAGAGGAACCTCTAAGCGCAGAGCAATATCTTGGGGCGGTAGAAAAGCTAGTTAAGTCACACCCCAATTGTGTTGTGATTATTGATTCAATTTCTAGCCTTATAGCTCAAAAAGATTTAGACGAAGAGGTTCGGGGAGACTATAGGCCGGGAGTACCTAAGATTCTCTCAAACTTTTGCAAAAAAATGAGCAGCGTTGTGCCAAAACAAAAAGCAATCATCATTATGGTTACGCATTTTATAGCTAACACCGCAGGCATGGGAAAAAAGAAGGTGGCAGACGGCGGCGTCAAGGTGAGGTATCAGGCAGATACGATTCTTGAGATAGCATGGATTCAGGCTTGGAAAGAAAAGAACGAAGGCCGTCAGATAGGACAGGCCATGCATTGGAAAGTTGTTACCTCTGCTCTCGGCGGCTTTGTTGGAGGCGAGGCGATTGGCTGGCTTAGGTATGGCTCAGGAATAGACAAGAAGCAAGAGCTATTTGACCAAGCTAATGACTTCGATTTGATTTCTGCGGCTGGGGCGTGGTACACCTGTGATTTCCTTGTGGAAAATCCAAAATTAATTTCTGCCCCTCTAAAGGAAAACAATATCGACCCTGAAGATAAAGAAAAGATCACTAAGTTTGTTAAATTTCAAGGCCAACAAAAGATGCGCGAATTTTTGGACGAAAATAAACTATGGGACGCTCTTGAGGGCTTATTGAAGGAAATGTTATTTTGAGAGCAACGGGCTTTGACGGTAGAGATCGAAAATGGAGCCTGTCTAAATGTGTTGTTTCGGGGGACGACACCAGACCACGCTCCAGCCTCCACATTCTTGCCAGAAAGATCTTGCGAAAAGAGTTCCCGTATGATAGAATCTTTGAGGAGGTTCCGCTTCCCGGTTCACACAAGCCATCAAGAAAATCTACTTTGTTTGTTGATTTCTTGATACCGTCAAGTTCTTTGGCGGTTGAGGTTCATGGGCGACAACACTTTGAGTTTGTCGCTCATTTTCATAGTGACATGCGGGGATTTAGAAAATCTAAAGCCAGAGACAGAGACAAGATTAATTGGCTTGAAATAAATTCTATTGACCTTATCACATTAATCTATTCGGAAACAGAAGATGAATGGAGAGAACGAATTATCAATCGAACAATTGGATAAGTTCATCCAAGATCTAGAAGACTATGTCTCTAGTGAAGGCGTTATAAGCGCAAAACTTAATCCAGAGATTGAAAACATAATTAACCTTACTGGATTTGAATTGAAATCTTTAACCGGAGAAGAGTGCTGTGAAAAGGCTTTTTGCTTGCAGGGCTACTGTAATTTTTTACAAAAAATATACAACACCCATTTAGTTCGTACAAGATGGTGCGAAGAATTCATTAATCACGCCGTGGCAAAACAGGCTAATAATTTTGACAAGTATACAAAATGGGAAGTTAAAGTAGCTGCGGTAATAAGAGGGGATGATTTTATTCAAAAGGTTTGGAGAACAAAGAGGGTCGCAGAAGGCCGAACCACTTTACTATCTGACACCATACGAGACATTAGAAGACAGGCCGACACGTTATTAGAACTTAGCAGGAGAAAGAAACATGAGTCCTATAGATAAAATTAGAAAAGGTATTATTGAAAATGACATGCAGCAAATCATCAAAGGCTTCGGGCTGCTCACAGGAGAAAAAATTGAACCAAGAGAAGGAGAAGAAGAAGGAGAAAAGCCAGAAGAACCAAGCACAGAAGAAGCCGTGCGGCCATCAGCGCAAGTGCGGTCGAAAGATTTAGATTTTTCGACAGGGTCAAAAGAAGGAGAAGACTCTGACCACGGCCAGCGTGAGCCAGTCAGGGCTAAAAAAAATCAATTTGTTGACGATGGTACGGAGGCGTTGGTTTCAGAAGATCCAGAACTGAAAACACCAAGCGTTCCTTTAACGCAAAGGCGACCTCCAGTAAGTCTAACTGAAGTGACCTGTCATATTTGCGGAGCGAAGGAAGAAATCAATATTAAATACAAAGCTGGACAATTTCATCGCTGCGGTAAGTGTGTTGGCTAATGACAGAGCAGATCGGAAACACAGCCTCTGAACGTGCCGTCATAGCCGGTTTGGTAAAGCATGGATCGGAGGCTTTCATTGATGTTGATGACATCATAAGCGTGAGTGTATTTACGCTTGAAGAAAATCAAATATTATATGCATGTCTAACAAAAATATTTGAAACTAACAATGAAGTAGATTTTCCATCAATACTAAGCGCGGCAAAAGATATCGGTCTAGATGCAGCGTTTGAAAATAGAATATCGCCTGAACACGTTAGGTCGATAATGAATCTAGACATTGCTATTGGCAATGTAAGAAACCATGCGATTAAGCTTAAGAAACTAGAAATAGCCAGAGACGTTCGGCTAACAGCAAAGCGCGTTATAGCCAGCATCATAGATGTCACCGGAGACGAAACCGTTGATCAAATTATTAGCATTGGAGAAAAACCGTTTTTTGAGTTGTCTTCTTCGCTAAACAACAAAATTGAAGACAGACCAGTAATCATTAGCGAGGACATAGAAGAATATATAAACCACTTAATAGAAAATCCATCAGAGATGCTTGGTATAAGCAGTGGTTTTCCAAGGTTTGATAAATCAATTGGGGGTGGATTTAGAAGGAAGTGCGTAGACCTTATTGCCGCTAGACCCAAGATTGGTAAAAGCATGTTTGCTGATAATGTAGCCTTGCACATTGCTGGCAAGCTCAAAATACCAGTTCTCATGCTCGACACAGAAATGTCTAAGGAAGATCACGTCAATCGCCTCTTGGCAAACTTGAGTGACATTGAGATTAATGAAATTGCCACTGGCGGCTTTTCTAAATCCAAAGGCGGAAAAGAGCGCGTTACACAAGCAGCGGAACAACTCAAAAGTATCCCATATGATTATATTACTATTGCGGGAAAATCATTTGAAGAAACCTTGTCAATTATGCGAAGGTGGATTGTTAAAAAGGTTGGCTTTGATGAAAACGGAAGAACCAACCCCTGCATGATTGTCTATGACTACTTAAAGCTCATGCATTCAGACCAAATGTCTGACGGTTTAAAAGAATTTCAAATTTTAGGATTTCAGATTACACAACTTCATAACTTTGCTGTTCAGTATGACGTTCCCTGTCTTAGTTTTGTTCAATTAAACAGGGATGGAATTACGAAAGAATCGACCGATGTTGTTAGCGGCTCTGATCGCTTGATTTGGCTTTGCAGTAGCTTTACTATTTTTAAGAGAAAATCAGACGAAGAAACGGCAGAGGACAACGGAGAAAGTGGGAACAGAAAGTTAGTACCCATTGTGGCTCGTCATGGCGGTGGGCTAGCCGATGAGTTTGATTACATTAATATGAGCATGAGGGGCGAGTACGGGCGCATAGACGAAGGCTTCACTAAATCCGAATACATTTTGGCTGGCAAAAAGAAAAAAGAAGGCTTTGATAATAATGTAAACAGTGGTGAAGAGGGGTTTGTTTTAGAAGAAGAAATAGACCCGGAGAAGCCATTTTGAAAAAACTTACAACAAAAGAATTGAAGAAGCTGTCAGACAAAATTGCTCAAAACATAATACCCATACTTGGGCAGTTTGGTGTTGAAATAAATGACTTTGAAGACTATATTTCTTGTTCCTGCCCAATACACAAAGGTGATAACCCGAACGCTTTTACCATGAACACAGACTTAGAGCATCCCTACTTTGGATTATGGAAATGCTGGACACAGGGGTGTGAAGAAGACAACGTTAATACACCGGTTGGCTTGATTAGATTGTTGATATCAGATATAGAAGACAAAGAAGTTACGTTTGACCAAACGGTTGAATATTGCATGAAGCTAGTTGAAACTAATTTTGAAGATTTGAACAAAGAGTCTAAAAATGTGAACTTTAGTACATTTTCTAAGTTTGAAAAAGCCCTACAAAGACGAGAAAAAAATAAGGCCAATGGTGTTGAGCGATACAAGGTTAGGGCTTCCCTAAAAAGACCGGCCAAGTATTATATAGAGAGGGGATATTCAAAAGAAGTTTTGGATGAATTTGATGTTGGGGTATGCTTGGATTCAACTAAACAAATGCGAAATAGAGTAGTTGCCCCCGTCTATGATGATGATTTTGAGCGCATGGTAGGATGCGTGGGCAGAGTCATGCATGAGAACTACAAGGGGAAAAAGTGGGTCAATTCAAAAAATTTTTACTCTGGAGCTTGGCTCTACGGGTATTGGTTATCTCAAGACAAAATTCGTGAAAAAAGAACAGCAATTCTAGTCGAAGGACAGGGCGACGTTTGGAGGCTTTGGGAGGCTGACATAAAAAACGTGGTTGGAATGTTTGGGTCTGGTCTTACAGACACGCAAATAAGAATTCTGGAAACGTCTGGAGCCTTTACGTTGGTGTTGCTAACAGACAACGATGAAGCGGGGAAAAAGGCGAGAAATTCCATACGCAAAAAGTGCGAAAGAACATTTAATATTATTGAAATAGAACTTTCCACCAAAGACGTAGGCGACATGTCTGTCGAACAAATCAATCAAGAGATTAAGCCGCAACTAAAGGAGCATATATAATGACGAATATTTTAGGATTTTCTGGTGTTAAGCAAAGTGGAAAAACCACCTGCTGCAAATTTTTACATGGATACCAACTCAGGCTACACGACGTAGTTGAGAAATTTCTCATGGACGAAGAAGGCAACCTTATAGTAAATGCGATTCAAATTGATGAAAATGGAAAAGAGGTCGAAGGTCTTGGGTTTTTAGATATCGAAAGAAAAGACGTAGACTTTGTTGAGTATGCAAGTAGGTCAATTTGGCCCTACGCAAGAGCTTTTAGTTTTGCAGACCCTCTTAAAATCATTTCAATACAGTTGTTTGGGTTAACTGAAGAGCAGTGCTATGGAACAGACGAGGAAAAGAACACGCCTGTAGATATTAAGTGGGAAGACCTGCCCCGCGCGGGGATGAAAAAGGGAAATTTAACTGCTAGAGAATTCTTGCAATATTTTGGAACTGATATTTGCAGGAAAATCAAACCTAACATTTGGGTTGAGAGTTGTATTAACAGGATGCTAGAAAGCGGAACCGAGCTTGCAATTGTTCCAGACGTTCGCTTCCCAAACGAGGCAGACGCCATTAAGCAGGCTGGGGGTAAAGTTATTCGATTAACTAGATCTCCACATGACGATCAACACGAAAGCGAAACGGCGCTAGATGATTATGAAGGATTTGATCATGTGCTAGACAACGCAAACTCTAGCTTAGACGAAACCAACAGGGCTTTAATGGAGGTGTTAAGGGGTTGGGGATGGTTGCAAACAAAAGGATCATAAACGTCCCTTGGGATGCTTTAATGATAGATCGCGCCAGAAAGAAGGCCAAGAAACTGGGGGCGATAAGAAATTCGATTCTCCAAGGGGGTGGAAATCTTGCGGGGTATTTGGGAGAAGAAGCCGTTGCGTCATACATTAATGCAGAAATTATTAGCTGCAACGACGGCGACGATAAATACAATTACGATATCTGGAAGAACAAAAGACGAATAGAAGTAAAAACCAAAAGAAGAACAGTTCCACCTCTAGATTATTACGATGTGTCGGTTGCAAAGACCAGTAGACACCAAAGACCTGATTTATATATTTTTGCAAGTATTGAATTTGAAAACATGGCGATGGAAAACGGAAAACGCGCCTATCGCGGTATCAAAAACATTTGGATTTTAGGGCAGGCAGAGCCTGAAGATTATTTTGCAAGAGCCAAGATTTGGCAAGCTGGAGATGTTGATATAACAAATGGATTTAAAACTCATGTAGATATGTACAACCTTCCCATATCGGAAATAGAACCGCTAGATGATAATTTGTTACCATAGAAGCAGTAGTATAGGAACCCTAGACTTCTGCGAACAAAAATTTTTCCTACAATACAATCTGTCTTTTAAAGACAAGACTAATAAAAAAGCTTTGATGGGTACAATTACTCACAAAGTAATGCAAACGCTTGGCGATAAAAAGATCGCTATGGAAAAGGGCTTAGACTTTGTAGAAGACGACGAAACAAAAAAGAAGATATCTCTTGAAGAATGTGACAACATTGAATTCATTAATGATTTAGCATTTGATTACTATAGCTCGTCCTTTCCAGAAGTAAACATTACAGAGTCCGACCGCAAAACCTGCAAAAAATGGGCAGACAAAGCAATAGCTTATAATGATGGCGCGCTTGATCCTAGAAATCAAAACGTTTTTGCCACCGAGTTGTTCTTTGATTTTGAAATCAAAAAGCCTTGGGCGAAATATTCTTATGAACTTGGCGGGAAAACGATTGAAGGCTATTTGGCAATCAAAGGAACCGTTGATCTCATAGTAGAACATTCGGATGGGTACTACGAGATAATAGATTACAAAACCGGAAAGAGAATAAACTGGGCAACAGGAGAAGAGAAAACACACGAAAAGCTACAAGGCGACACACAACTACTTCTGTATTATTATGCCTTGAAAAATATGTATCCAGACTTCGAGTTTTCAATAAGCATCTATTACATCAATGATGGTGGATTGTTTTCAATGGCCTTTGATGAAGATGATTATCAAAAGGCAGAAGAGATACTTAAGAAAAAATTTGAACAAATAAGAAACATACAACATCCTCGACTACTTTCTAACCAAAACAAACACTGGAAGTGTCAAAAGCTTTGTAAGTTTAGTGAACCCTACAAAGACACGGGTAAAAGTTTGTGCCAGCATATACGAGATGAAATTGTCAAGAAGGGCATAAACACAGTCGTTGAAGAGTATGGAAATATTGATAAAATTACCACCTATGGCGATGGTGGTGGCAGACTAGCGGATAAGAAAAAATGAATTGGACACCATTACACCTGCATACACACTACAGCCTCTTAGACGGCCTCTCGAAGCCCTCACAGGTCGCCTCACGCTGTTCAGGGCTGGGCTTTGAGTCCTGCGCCCTGACCGATCACGGCACTATATCGGGCGCTGTGGCCTTCACACAGGCTTGTCGTTCCAAGAATATTAAGCCAATACTTGGATGCGAGTTCTACCTAAGCCCAGCCGATTGCACAATCAAGAACGAAGAAAACAGAAAGCTTAGTCATCTTTGCGTGTTGGCTAAAAACAAAAACGGCTGGAACAACTTAATCCAAGCTGTTTCAAAAAGTAATGATGAAGAAAACTTTTATTACAAGCCTCGTCTTGATTTGAATACTCTTGGTCAATTTGCAGGTGGCGATTTGATTGCCTTTAGCGGCCATCTTGGAAGCGACTTAGCCAATGCTATATTTGCTGATGTAAAATCAGCCTACGCCGCCCCAACAGAAGAAGAAGCTAAAAGATACATTCATCCAGAATGGGTGGAAAACGTTTTGTCTTTGGCAAATAAATATCGAGACATTTTTGGCAAAGAAAATTTCTTTATTGAAATACAAGCAATAGATCAAGAAAATTCTCCCGCCGCTAGTTTAGTTGTGCAGGGGCTAAGGTACATAGCGAAGAAATATGACTTTCAAAGTGTAGCCACGGCAGACTCTCACTATCCAGAAAAACACGACTCTAGCGATCAATTACTACTGCTCTGCTCCGCTATGAAAACCACCCTGCGCGGGATTAAGAAAAAGCTACGAGAAAACAAAGACGTAGCTTTCGGTGGGTTTATGAAATCAAACAATTTTCACATTCCCTCACTTGAAGAAATACAGGCTGTTAATCAACCACACGAAATTGCAACCACCATGCAAATTGCTGAAATGTGTGAAGACTATGACATTCTTGGTCGCCCCATGCTTCCACAATTTACCTGTCCTGAAAATCAATCAGAAGAAGATCATCTTCGCGATCTTTGTAGAGAGGGTTGGACAAACAGGCTTGCCCCAACTGGAAAAGTTAGCACCACAGAAACGAAGGAGCTATATACAGAGAGGGTAAAAAAAGAGCTTGATGTTATAAGCCAAGCTAACCTATCTGGGTATTTTCTCATTGTTAGAGACATAGTTAACAGTGTTCATAAAAAGAATTATATTCCGGGGCCGGGAAGAGGTTCTGCCGCTGGATGCCTAATTTCATACTTAGTAGGAATCACCCAAGTAGACCCAATTGAATATGGCCTAATTTTTGAAAGATTTTATAATGCTGGCCGTAATACTGACGATCATATTTCTCTTCCTGATATTGATATTGACGTACCGGCTTCAAAACGCGACGATACCATAGATTACATAAGAAATAAATATGGCTCAGAAAGAGTCGGCCAAATGGTTACGTTTGGGAGACTGCAAGGGCGCAGCGCCCTCAAAGAGGTTTTACGCATGAATGAGGCTTGCGGTTTTGACGAAATGAATACAATCACAAAAAGTCTGCCTCACGAACATGAAGTTTCTGACCAATTAGCAGAGATGGACAATCCATCGGTAATCAAATGGACTCTGATGAATCAACCAGAAACGCTAAGGGACTATTGTAGATTAGATGACAAGGGCCAATTAGAAGGTGATTATTCTAAGCTCTTTGCCCAAGCAATGAGAATAGAGGGAACTTTTAAATCTCAGGGCAAACACGCGGCGGGCGTTGTTATATCTTCCCACAAGCTGGATGAGGTCTGCCCAATGGTTAGAGACAAAAAGGGTTCTGAAAAAATAGCAGGAATGGAAATGAACGACCTTGAGTCTATGGGTCATGTAAAATTTGACATACTTGGAATTTCACTACTGGATAAAATCATGGGCGTAAGAGATCAACTTGAAAGCGAAAATGTTTAAACAGAACAAAAGCTACCGGCAAAGCATCAAGAGCGGAATCGAAAATGGAAGGCATACGGAGTATAAGGGTCTTTCTATTTGTAGAATAAATGATTTTTATCCGTTAATGAGCGGAAAAATTAGATACCAAGTGCATTCATATTTTTTTAGTCAATTGTATGAAGACGTTGACGAGGCACTAGATAAATTTTTTGAAATAAGAAGGAAAATTAGATGAACTATAGAGACATAATTGTATTCGATTTTGAAACCGGCTCCCGCAATCCAGACAAGACACAGCCGGTTCAAATCGCCGCTGTAGCTATACATGGAAGAAAGCTAACCGTTCAGCCAGAGGGATACTTTGAAAGTTTAATTCGTCCCATATTAGACGACGAAAAAGCCATCGAAAAAGGATTAGACCCAATAGAGGATGAAGCCCTCGCCGTGAACGGCAAAACAAGAAAAGAGCTATCCAAAGCTCCCGCTGCCAGAACGGTTTGGAAAAAGTTTACCAATTTCGTCAATAGGTATAACTTTAAAGGCACTCCTTATTACGCCCCAGTAGCTGCTGGATATAACATTGTTGGTTTTGACCTCCCCATTGTTCAGCGCATGTGTGGGCTATATGGCCCTATCGACAAAAAAACCGGAAAACAAACTTTGTTCAATAAAATTCACAGAATTGATGTAATGGACAATGTTTGGATGTGGATGGAAAACAACGCCGATGTTAAGTCTTTAAGCATGGACTCTATGCGTGATTTGTTTGGAATAAGCAAAGAAAATGCCCATGATGCTTTACAAGACGTTAAGGACACGG